TTGTAGTTTCAACGCTGGCAGGTAGCAGAAATGTAACTCTTCCCGCATTGCAGACTGCTGATAACTTCGTCTTTGCCGATCACGCGGAAACACTAACAAATAAAACTTTAACAGGACCGACTATTTCAAGTCCTAAGATATCTACAGAGATCTTGGATGCTGCTGGTGCTAGGTTACTAGAACTTACTCCTACCGCAGGTGCTGTATATAATATTGACGTATCGAATGCAGATTCAAGTACGATACCTTCTCTTACTGCTGCTGGAGCAGGAACGGATATCAATTTAGATATTCAGGCGAAAGGTAATGCTTCGGTAAGAATTAATAAAGTACGATATAATACGGCTACCGTTACGGGTGCTGGAGCTATACCTGTAGCTGCTGGTCACATTATATTAAATTCAAATTCAGGAATCAGTACAACTCTTGCAGATGGAACTAATGTAGGAGAACAAAAGATTTTCACTAACAAAGGAAATGGAACAGTTAGAGTGACACCAAACAACATTGCAGATCCTGCAGGAAACGGATATGTAGATATCACAACTCTTAAGATGTGTATCATGATTTGGGACGGATCTAACTGGTTTTACAATTTATCATAGGAATTAAAAGATGGCAGCTGTAATTACACCAACTCTCAAGAAATATTTTATTGACAGGCTTTTTGACGATGTCAATGATTCGAATCAGAGATACTATATCGGTATCGGTAGATCTCGAGACTGGGATAGTTCGGACACCCCTCCAACACCCAAATCGCATGAGAGAGAAGAAAGAAATACTAGACTAACTATACAGTCTATGAAAAAGGTTGCGGCAAACTCTTTTGTTGTTCCACGTTTTAACTGGACAGCCGGTTCAATCTATGATGCATTTGATGATGCATTTGATGCTTATCCAGATAATGCATATTACGTGTTTACTGACGAAAATAAAGTTTTCATTTGCTTACAACAAGGTAAGAATGCTCAGGGAGCGCCGGTGGCTTCTTCAGACAAACCTACCGGTGAGTCGATATTACCTATTACTACCAGTGACGGATATGTTTGGAGATATCTTTATACGATTTCAGCATTAAGATCCAGCCAGTTTGTGACAGCTAACTTTCTGCCAGTAGAAAAGATTGACTCTCTTGGAACTGGTGCGAGTGTTATTGACACGAAAAATAAAGCTATTCAAGATTCAGCAATTCCTGGTGAGATCGTTGGAATACGACTCACTAATGGAGGTTCGGGATATACCACCGCTCCAACTATTGGTATTAACGGAAGATTTAGAAATAATGATTCGGCAGGTCATAGTTTAAATAAGCTTGCTGCAGCGACAGCTACTGTTTCCGGTGGTGCTATTGTTAAAATTGAGATGAATGATTCGGGATCAGGAAAAGCATTCGGAAGAAACTATGATTTTGCACAGATCACTGTCACTGGAGGTGGTGGTGCTGGAGCAAAAGCTCAAGCTATCATAGCAAAAGATAGTGGTATTGGAAGTGATCCTAGAAGAGATTTAAGATCCAGTGCTATTATGTTTAACACAAAGCTTGAAGGTACAGAAAATAAAAAATTCTTAGTTGGCCAAGATTTTAGACAAGTTTCATTGATTAAAAATCCAGTGAGTTTTGTTTTAGATTCATTTGGCAAGCAGACAGCATTTCCTAACTTAGCGGAATTAGGATTAAGATCACTAAAGTTTGCTACTATAGTGAATACGTTTAGTAAAGATAACAGCATCAGAGGATTGACCAGTGGTGCAGTGGCTTATGTTGATAATGTTGATTCAACTCGAGTTCACTATCACCAAGATTCAAATACAGGATTTATAGAGTTTAAAGAGGGTGAGACTATCGAAGAAACTAATGGTAACGGTGAAGGAACACTTCAACCCACTGGTACCGATCCTGATTCTGATGCATTCACAGAGAGCGGAATAGATATAACAAGCGGTCATGTTTTTTATGTTGACAACAGAGCATCTATCACAAGATCAACTGAACAAACTGAAGACATCAAGGTCGTAGTACAATTATAGGATAAGATATGCCAACACAACTTACAGAAACTTTACTATCTTCTACGTATAGAGACGACTTTAAGGATAGTAATAACTTTCATAGAATACTGTTTAACTCTGGTAGAGCTCTGCAAGCTAGAGAGCTTACGCAGATGCAAACCATTATTCAGAAAGAAGTTGAAAGATTCGGTAAGAATATTTTTAAGGAAGGTGCTGCAGTAAATCCGGGTGGATTGCTGGTTAACAAAAGATACGAGTTTATTAAGCTTGACACTGGTGTTAACCCACTCCCTTCAGACGCTGCAACCCTAGCTGCAATCAAAGGTTCTGAATTTACCGGTGCGACTTCTGGAATTAAGTTTGTGGTGTTGGAAATTGTGGACGCAGTTGGTTCAGATCCAGCAACTCTTTATGTAAGATATACCGATACATCAACTGGCGGTTCAGTCTCTGGACCGGAAGCTATTAGAATTACACCCGGTGAAAACATTTCATCTGCATCAGTAACACTTACTGTACAGACAACTAATACGACTACTAATCCAGCTGCAGGCCAAGGAACAAGAGCCTCAGTTCATGGTGGTGATTTCTTTGCTCAAGGACACTTTGTTAATGTTCAACCGCAATCAATTCTTCTTTCTAAGTATACAAAAAATCCTACAAAGACAGTAGGCTTTAGAGTTATTCAAGATGTTATTACATCTCAGGATGACGCTCAACTCTTTGATAACCAAGGTGCTGTTCCTAACGTTACTGCGCCTGGTGCTGATAGATTAAGAATTAGACTTGAACTTACTACCGCAGATGCAGTAGATTCAGCCGATAACTTCATATTCTACTCAGAAGTTGTTGACGGTACTGTTATGCAGACGGTCACTGGATTTGATCAGTATAATAAGATCAATGATGTGTTGGCCGTAAGAGGATTTGAAACTAACGGTAACTTTAATGTCAAAACTTTTAAGATTAAATTTGATGATGTTGATAGTGATGAAACTAAATTAGATCTTGGCGTATCGCCGGGTACTGCTTACGTAAATGGATATAGAGCAGACGTTAAGATTCCTCAAGTAATTAGAATCAATAAAGCACAAGATACTCTTACACTTAATAACCAGCTTGCTCCTGTAGTATATGGAAACTATGTAGATGTGATCGGTAACTTTAGAACTCAAACTGGCTCAGCCACTGCACCAATGAGACTTTCTCAAAGAGGTATGTTTGATGTTTCTAAGAATTACAGAGTTGAGTTAAGATCTATGGATTGCTTTGACTCAGACATCTACGGTAAAACGGGCGGATCAGCTTACTCACTGAGTACATATAGTGTTTATAACAGAAACATCACTTCCGGTAGTTTTGGTGGAGGAGTAGATAATAGAACTAGTTCAGGTTTAACGGGTTCAAATAACATTCAACTATCTGGTAATGATGTACAGGTTACACTTGATAGTATAGGTTCACCTACAGATGCAAGTCGTCAGATTAGTAACGGTGACATGGTTCACTTCAGTGGATTGAGTACATCAACTGAGCTTAACTCACTGAGACTTTTTGTCGGAGATCTTAATACTGGAACTAAAACTTTTACTTGTTATTCAGATCCATCATTAACTACTAAGTTCGATGGTTCTGCTAATGGTCCGGTTGGAGCAGTGACTGCTGCCAGTTCAACCAACGGTGGTTCGGCTAAAGTTGATTGGGGTACTATAGGATTTGCACATGTCAGATATGTTGACAAGATAAGTGACATTAGGCATAGGATTTATCTTAATGATGTTCAGATGCTTCCAGGAAAGTCATTTAGAAATGTACGTTCTTTTGGATCATCAAGAGATCTAGTTGCTACTATCATTCCAGATCCAATTACAAATCAAACGGCAATTGCAGGAACTAATAATAACACTTTGCTGATGCCTTTTGCTCGATCTAGACTAAAGACACTAACAGACATTTCACTTGATGTACAAAGAAAATTTTCTATCTCGCTTGGTAGTGGTCTTCAAGGTCAGGCCGCATTGACTGCAGCCGGTGAGGCGTTTGTAGATCTCTCAGAAGTTATCGGCGCCAATGTCGGTGGCGGAGGTGGAGCTGGCGCAGATGATCCTACTGAAGGTACATTCACGTTTCCAAACAGCACAACACTTGAGTACACGGGCAATGGAACTTATGATAACCAAAATGACGTTATCGATGTATTAGCAAAAGTAAGGAGAGCTACTGGTAGTATTAGAACAAAGACACTGACTAATACTGTACTTGAAATGAATTTAGACAGTTACAACGGCGCGCCGCTCTCTCCGAAACAAGCTTCTTTAAGAAAGGCAGATCTTTATAAGGTCAATTTTATTGTCGATAAGAATGACTCTTCAGATATTACAAATAAGTTCATTATTGATAACGGTCAACGAGATAATTTTTATGAGAACGCAAGGCTGATTCTAAAAGGTGGATTCGCGGAGCCAGTAGGAAAGATCAAAATTAACTTTTCATATTTCGAACACGGTCCTTCTGGTGATTTCTTTGCACCACAATCATACACTGATATTAATTACAGTGACATTCCTTCACACACTCTGGCTAATGGTACTGAGGTGAGCTTAAGAGATGTGATTGACATGAGACCTAGAAAAGCAAATCATAAAAATAATAAAGGATATGGGCATGTACTTTTTGGTGGTGGATTAGGAGAAACGGCTAACACCGGATATATTGATTCAACCAATACTGGTAAAATTTTCGAGCTACCTACACCGACTGATGTTATTCAGGCTGATACAGAAGTTTACTTGCCAAGACACGATAGACTAATCTTAAACGAGGCCGGTGAAGTAAACTATATTCAAGGTGTATCAAATATAAATCCAAAATATCCAGAGATGCCAGCTGGAGGACTAGAGCTTTATCAAATTCAGCTGAGACCGTTTACAGTTAATGATTCTGACTTAAGTACAAATCTTGTTGAAACTCGTGGTTACACGATGAAAGATATTGGAAGTATTGAAGACAGAGTCGATAGGCTTGAGGAAATGACATCTTTAAGCTTGTTAGAAATTGACTTAAAGAATTTTTCGGTACTTGACTCAACCGGTGCGGATAGAACTAAAGCTGGATTCTTTGTAGATAACTTTGTCGATCACTTATCTTCAGATCCTACTAATCTTGAGTTTAGATCTTCTATTGAACCTCGTGAAAAATTTATGAGAGCATCGTTTGCTCAAGAGGCAATCAACTTAGTTTATGATTCAGATCAGTCTACAAATACTATTCTTAAAGGTGATAATGTATATCTGAAATATACACAGTCAAGACTATTGAATCAACCCGTTTATTCACAAACAGAAAATATTAATCCATTCCAAGTTATTGTACATAAGGGTAGATTACGTATATCCCCAGGTTCAGATGATTGGAAAGAAGTTAACAGACTTCCTGATAGAGTTATTGATGGTGGATTTAGAATTAATCCTGCTCACCAAAACTTATTCAACCAGTGGTCATGGGGCTGGGGAGGAGTTCCTCTAAGCCAGCTTGAAGGTAGAGAAGCGGCTGGAAGTTGGAGTGCACCTCGAACTAATTCTTGGCAATCTGGAAATGCTACTATAACTGAAAGATCTAGATCTAGATCAGTGGCGAGAGTAGTACAGGGTGAAACACTTAGAGAATTCATTGAGGATAAAGTACTTGATGTGGCTATTATTCCATGGGCGAGATCACGATTCATCTCATTTAGAGCTCAGGGAATGAGACCTAATACTCAGGTCTTCCCATATTTCGACGGTAAGAGAGTTGATGATTGGGTTAGAGATTCTGACTTCATCAGTGTGTCTGATGCAAGAGGATCTTCAACTTCACCTAGGCCTTCTAATATTCCTGGGAACAGATATGCTAATGCAACTCAACATCCTAAGAACTCTACTACGCTTATTGCTGACGCTAAAGGTGAAGTCACTGGTAGTTTCTTCTTGCCTAATACTGATAAAGTCAAGTTTAAAACCGGCGAAAGAGAGTTTAAGCTTCTTGATATCACAGTTGATAATGAAAAAGATGCTGCTTCAATTGCAAAGGTTATATACACGTCAAACGGTATATTAGAAACTAGACAAAGAAACTTTAGATCTACTAGAACACTTGACATTCAAGTGAGAGGACAGAGACAAGTACTTTCAGTCAACGTTAGTGATAACGATGACGATGGTGGTAGTGATCCATTGGCGCAATCATTTAGAATTGTTGTACCTAATGGAATATTCTGCACTAAGATTGGAATTAGATTTGCAACAAAAGATGACGTCATTCCAGTGCAGTGCCAGCTTAGACCACTTGTTAACGGTCATCCTGCCGCAGAAGATATCTTGCCAGGAGCTATTAAATTCTTAGAGCCTTCACTGGTTAATACTTCTGACGATGGAACAGCTCTCACATATTTCGAGTTTGATGAACCGATCTATCTAAATTCTGGTACAGAGTACGCATTAGTTCTACTCGCAGAATCGATTGACTATAATGTTTATGTTGCTCAAACCGGTGAGTTTGTTTTTGGATCTACTGAGAAGAAAATTACTAAGCAGCCTTCAATGGGATCAATGTTTAAATCACAGAACGGATCGACTTGGGAACCTGCACAGAACTTTGACATGGCGTTTGAGTTATGGCAGGCTAACTTTGTAACTGATGGTGAGTGTATATTGGAAAACAATCATCCGGCGGCACAGCTTTTACCGATGGATCCGTTTAGTATGGACGCATCAAATCAGATATGCACAGTGTATCAACCGGATCATGGATTTAAGAGAACAGATAGAGTAACTATTTCTGGTGCAACCGGAACGATTCAGGGTGTGTCAAGCACTGCGCTTAATGCTACTCACACTATTACAAATGCAG